ACACGGCGGCGCGCACGCTGCGCTATGCGGCGCAGCATGTCGCCACGAATGGCGTCTACCCGCGACTCAGCGAGAATGGCGCCCGGGTGGCAATGCTCTACGGGCAGTACCTGGCGCTCTTAGAGCAGGCGAACGCAGTGGCCGGCGACGGTTGGGCCTACAAGATCGGCGACGAATCGGTCGACAAGCGCGGCCAGGGTGCGTCCATCCAGGCGCAAGCGAGTGCCGCGCTGACCAGCTACCAGAACGCGCTGCGGCCCCTGCAAGGTTATGGCCGGCAGTACCGGCAAAACCCCTACGCCGTGACGGTGGAGGTCTAGGTGCTCACAGCCGACGACCGCACCCGCATGTCAGCCGACCTGCAAGCCATCCGTGACGACCGCCCGGTGAGCATTGCCATCCGCCGCAACGGTACGACGCTTGCCGCGCAGACCGTGCGCATCGCCCGCGGCGGCAATATGCAAGCCTCCGTCACCGACAGCGAAGGGTTGCAGGCGGCGGTGGGTGCGGTGATTGTGGTGGGCGATGCGACCCTCGACATCCAGCCGAGCGACAAGTTTACTGTCGGCGGGGCGCTGTACGAGGTGATCGCCATCCATCCCAACCGGGAACACGGCACACAGGCGCAAGCCAGGCAGGTGCACTGATGCCACAGGCAAAGGCGGGCATCCGCTGGACCACGCCACCCAGCGAGTTGGCAACGGCCATCGAACGCTACGGCGACCGTGTACTGACGGCTGTAGCGGCAGTGGCGCAGTACGTCGCCACCCAGATGCAGAACCAGGCCAAGGCCGATGCGCCCTGGACGGACCGCACCGGCAACGCGCGCACGGGGCTGTTTGGGACAAGCGAGGCGGACTTCGGGGCGAAGGTCGTGACTATCTACCTGAGCCACGGGGCGACCATCGACTATGGGATTTGGCTGGAGCTAGCGCACTCGTCCAGGTATGGGGTAATCATGCGCACCATGGAGAGCCACTATGAACCGCTGATGCAGATGCTGCGGGAGGCGTTCGCATGACCGCCTACGCCACCATTCTCGCTGCCCTCCAGGGCGACACTACACTGGCCGGCATTCTCACCGGCGGGCTGTACGACGGCACGGAGATTAATGACATCTCCCGCCAGGCGACGCCGGCAGCGTACGACCAGTACAGCGAGCTGTTGCCCTGTGCCATTGTGAAGCCTGAGACGCAGGCGCCGGCCGGACCGCACCCCGACGGGTCACGTCTGTTTGTGACGGTCTGGTTCTACCAGCAGTCCGGCAGCGCCGCGATCGACGCCGGCCGGGAGCGGGCCTACCAGCTGTTACACCGGGCGACCCTGGCCGGCAGCGGTGGGCTGTGGGACGTGCGGCACGCCAACGACCTGCTGGGTATCGAGATGCAGGCGCTGGACGTGCCGGCGATTATGTCACGTTACGTAGCGACGGTGAACAGGGGCTGACATGGCAGGGTACGGTGACTTCCCCTTCGGCCTGCGCCAAATCGCCCTCTACGACACGGCGGGCGCAAACAAGGTGCTCTTGCCGGCAACGCTGATGCTGCACGTCACCCCGCTGCTGGAGACGGCCCGCTTCGAAGCTGACGGGCACCTGGTAGGCGCAGCGGGGTTCGTGGCCGGGGCCGAGTGGGAGATGGAGGCGGGCGGTATCAGCCTGGAGGCACTCGCCAAGTTGACTGGCGGCACAGCCAGCCAGGTGGGCAGTACGCCCAACCGCACGCTCACGCTGAGCCAGGACGCCGGGGCACAGATGCCCTATCTGCGCATCGCCGGCCGGGCGGTGAGTGCTAGCGGCGGCGACGTGATCTGCCGGCTCTACCGCTGCAAAGTGGAAGCACTGGAGGGCACGTTCCGTGACGGTGAATTCTGGGTAACCTACGCGAAGGGGGTCGCCGTGTCCAACGGTACCGTCGTGTATGAGTTCGTGCAAGAGGAAACAGCAGCGGCGCTCTAGCCGCATATAAGGAGAGACACAACATGCCATTGACAAGTGATGTCAAGCCCTTTGGATTGCGGCAGATTACGCTCGTGCCGCTGCCCTCGGGCACAGCAGTAGCGCTTAGCGCAGCACAGACGCTGGGTTTTAAGGAGGCGCTGACTTCGGGTGAGCTGCGAGGCAACGATGCCACGGTCGCCATTGCTGCCCTTACCGACAAAGTCGAGTGGAGCCTTGAGGCGGGTGGCCTTAGCTTCGACGCCATCAAGGTGCTGACCGGTCGCACCATCACAGCCAGCGGCACCACACCCAACCAGAAGAACACCATCCTCGCCCGGGCCGGCGACACCTACCCGTACTTCAAGATCTACGGGAAGATTGTCAACGACGACGGCAGCGATATTCACTGCCTCATCTACAAGGCCAAGCTGACCGACGGGCTGGAAGGCGAGTGGAAGGACGGCGAATTCTTCATCCAGTCCGCCAGCGGCATCGCCGTGGACAACGGCACGAAGCTCTATGAGCTGATCCACAACGAGACGGCGACCACTGTGCCGGCCAGCTAAGGAGCCTCATGAACCTAGCAGAATGGCGCGCACGGCAGCAGCAGGGGGAGGCGTTCACCCTCCCCTCTGGGCTGGAAGTGCAGCTAAAGAAAGTGGCGCTGCTGGACCTCGCGCAGGCCGGCCAGATCCCGGCGACGCTGCGGGCACCGGTGGCAGAGATACTCAAACGCAAGGCAGACCAGCCGGTCGACCTGAACGACGTAGAGAAATTCGGGCAGGTGCTCGATGTGGTCTGCAAGGCCTGCATCGTCGCCCCCGCCGAGCTGGACGTCGCCGAGCTGGGCAGCTACGACAAGCAGGCGATCTTCAACTGGGCCAACCAGGTGGCCGGTAAGTTGGAGCCTTTTCGTCACCAACCGAACGGAAGTGTGGAATCTACATTCACTGTCGGTGACCTACCACCGGCGACCTAGCGAGGTCATCGGCGTAGACGACCCCTGGGCGGCCTACCAGTTTGACATGGCCGTGGCGCAGTTTGGGGCCTGGGTGGAAGGCAAGCTCAACGAGCGCGACAAGTCGGGCAAGCCAAAGCACTCACTGGCGAAACTGCTAGGAGATGAGACAGCGATAGCGCAGGAGTATGCGCCGGTCAGCGCGGTAGGACTGCGCAAGGTCCGGGTGAAAGAGGACGGGACGTGGGACGACGATTAGCGGGTGACACATGTCAGGCATAAACCTTGGCTCTGCCTACGGCAAGATCGAAATAGGCACCGATCAGGCCGAACAATCAATTTCCTCCCTCGCCGATTCCATGCGCAAGGCCGGCACGGCCATGTCGTTGGGCGTTACCGCGCCCCTGGTGGGCATCGCCGCCACGGCCATCGACAGCGCCGCCGACTTCGAGCAATCACTCAACATCATGGCGCAGGTCAGCGGCGCGACGGCCGACCAGATGGCGATGATGCAACAGCAGGCGCTGGATCTAGGCGCGGCGACGTCGTTCAGCGCAGGTGAGGCGGCGCAGGCGCAGCTCGAGCTCGCTAAGGCCGGCTTGAAACCCATGGAGGTTTTCGCCGCCATGCCTGGCGTGCTCGACATGGCGGCGGCCGGCGGCATGGGCGTGGCGCAGGCCGCGGAGATTGCCGCCAACGCCGTCAACACGTTCGGCCTAAATGCATCCGACACCACCGACATCGCCAACATGCTGGCGGCTGCGGCCAACGCCTCCAGTGTCGATATTACGGACCTTGCCGCCGGCATGACGATGGCAGGTGCTGTGTTTTCCTCCGCCGGCCAGAGCATCGACGATCTCAACATCGCCATGGCGCTGTTGGGCAACAACGGCATCAAAGGCTCCGACGCCGGCACCTCTTTGAAGACCGCTTTGATGCGCTTGACCGCACCCACGGACGAAGCCTCGGCAGCACTGGCAGGCCTGGGTGTCAACGTCTTCGACGCCCAGGGCAACATGCGTGAGTTCCCGGCCATCCTGGCGGATCTACAGCAGGGGCTGTACGGCACCAATGCCGTCACGGTCACATCGTCAAACCTGACTGCCGAGCAAGCCAAGCGTATGGAGTACCTGAAAAGCACAATCTCCAAGACTCAGACGCAGCTGGCGAACTATGCGTCTGGTATTGCCGGCGTGGCGCAGTCGGAGAACGATAAGGTTGTTGCGCAGGACAGGCTGAACCGGACGCTGGCCGCCGCCCAGGCCGAGTATGCGCAGCTCGCCGCTATTGGCGGCACGACATCCACTGTCATGAAAACACTGACAGAGGAACAGCGGCAGCAGGCATTGTCCACCATCTTCGGCGCCGATGCCATCCGCTCTATTTCGGTGCTCATGTCCGAAGGGACTGACGGTTGGAACGAAATGGCCGACGCCTTGGGCGTTGCCGGCGCCGCCACTGATGTCGCCAACTCACGCATGAAAGGCATGCGAGGCGCCATCGAATACCTGAAGGGCTCGATCGATAGTTTCCTCATCGGGGCAGCCCTGCCCTACCTGGACATGATGGGCAATTTTGTACGCATGACCGCCGACGGCCTGACAGCGATCGGCTCGCTGCCGCGCCCGCTTATGGACGCCGCCGTGGCCTTTGGTGCTGTGCTGGCGGCAGCCGGTCCGCTCATGCTGGCAATCACCGGCATTTCGGCAGCGATCGGCTTCCTGCTGTCGCCCATCGGCCTGATTGTGGTCGGCGTCGGTGCGCTCGCTGCCGCGTGGGCCACAAATTTCGGCGGCATCCGTGATCTCACGGCGGAGATTGCTGCGCAGGTGGGGCCGGCGCTGCAAAGCATTATTTACCCGCTCCAGATGATAGGGCTGGCAATGCTGGATGCGGGGGTCAATTCCGGCGAGGCGAGCGAGGCGATTGGCCTGCTGCCCGCTGCCCTCCAGCCGGTGGCGGTTGGCTTCCAGAACTTGTACGCCAACACCATGGCACTGGCAGGCACCTTGGCGGCGTTCTTTGCGCCTGCCATCCAGCGACTGCAAGAGGCGTTCACTGCGATGCCGGCGGCGCTGGCGCCCATCATGCCCAAGCTTGGCGAGTTGGCGGCGGCGGCCGGCGGGCTGGTTACAGCTCTGCAGCCGCTGGTGATGCTCGTAGGCGCCGGGCTGGCCATCGCTGCCGACTTCGGAGTCAACGCTCTGGCAGCGGTGTTCAACAACCTGCCGGGCCTTGTCGGACCCATCATCGACCAGGTGACGGCGACGCTGCGGCTGATAACCTCTGTACTGACGGCAGTCATTGCAGCGGTGCAGGCGGCCATCGACGGCGACTGGGCCGGCGTGTGGGCAGCGGCGCAAGATGGCGTTGAAGCATTCTCGACATTTTACCGGGGCCTGCTGTCTCGCCTTGGCACGTTCACGGCGACCATTGCCAAAGTCCTCTACGAGGCCATCGTCAACACCCTCAAGGACATGGGCCTGGACATTACGCCCCACCTGGAAGGCATCCGCAAGACGTTCGAGGATATCTGGGCCAAGGTGCAGGGTTACATCCAGCCCGTGATTGACCTGATTGCCACAGTAACCGAAGCTATCTCGGCATTCAAAGATTTCCTGGGCGGAATAAGCCTGCCGAACCCATTCGCTCCGCTGGCTGATGCCTGGAATACCGTCGCCTCCCACCTGCCAGGGGGTGGTGGCGGGGCGGACGGCGACCCCAGCACGCCGCAGGCCATCGGCACCTCGTACTTCCGCGGTGGGGCGGCACAGATTAACGAGCGCGGCTATGAGCAGATTGTGCTGCCGGCCGGCGCACGCATCTACACCAATGGCCAGACGAACAATCTGCCCACCAGCGAAGGCAAGACGATCAACATCAACCTGGGTGGCGTGACCGTGCGCAGCGAGGCCGACGCGCGCCGGCTGGGCGACATCCTGCGCGACCAGTTAGTCATGGCGGGGGTCTGATGCTGCTACGAATCACCGACGGCACCACCACACTGACGCTGAGCGGATCGGGCGTTTATCTCGGTGCGACCTATTTTCCTGCCAGCCAGTCCGGCACTGAGCGCATCGGCGAGAGCGTGCCTGTCATCCTGGAGGGCACCGACAGTGCCATCCGCACCGCCGTCCAGGATATTCAGCAGTTGCTGCGAGCGGCAGCGAATCGGGACAAGACGCTGACGGCCCGCTACTTTGTCGAGTTCCG